GCGCCAAACCTACCTAACCAACTAATTAAATAACTAACACCACCCATATGACTTACAGTATTAAATAGTAAAAGTATAGGCAAGCTTGACCATTAGCTAGTAGCCATTATCCATTAACCGATACATTGACCGTTGACCGTTAGCCATTATCCGTTAGCCATTACGGCAAGCTTGGCCAATCCTTTTACAATTCACAGCGATCAACTGCTAGTGGGTTGAGGGGGGCTGTACCTCTCCAAAATTACCACCCAAAAATTAAGTCAGCCACCCATTTTTATTAGTACAAATCATTATCACATTTCAATAAAGAAAGCTATAAAATCACTCAATAGTACACCCTAACTATAAACCAATATTACTTTACTAAAACCTATATTACTCCATTCATTACTAACATTACCCATTTTCATCTATGGATTTAGGTTTAATATGCATAAACCAAAACTGTATAAAAATTTTACCCAAAAATTAAGAGGGCCACCCATAAAACATGAAAAGTGGGAGACAAATCAAACCTGACTAGTGGGCCAGTGTAACGCTATCCCAAAAAATGGCCGTTTTTGAGGGTCTAATCCCAAAAATAGAATATCATACATTGGAGTATACAATTTTCTACTATATAGGTAGAAAATGATGGAGAAGTCTAAATTTACCAGTTGGAAATATGATGGTTCTAGAGGTAAAAGGATATCCAAAAGATTGAAGAATAAACATGACCGTAGGGTTGCTAAAGAAGAAATAAGGAGGGAAGCCTATGCCAAAGAAAACACAAATCATTGTTGATACACCTGATTTTGTCTCTCCTGAAGATAACAGGTGGTGGGAGCGCACTGCTTCCAATCCTACCTTTAACAGCCCTGAGGAACTGTGGGCTTGTGCATGCGAGTACTTTAAATGGTCGCAGGATAATCCATTGTATGATATCAGACCATTCCAGTTTAAGGGAGATGTGGTATTTAAAGCAGTTCCCAAGAAAAGGGCGTTTTCGCTTCCTGGATTGTGTAATTTCCTCAAAATAACCATGAGTAAGTGGTATTATTTGAAAGCCAAAAAGACTGAGTTTGCTGATGTCATCGGTAAGATTGAACAGGTCATATTCCAGCAGAAGTTTGAAAATGCAGCAGCCAATTTAATGGATGCAATTATGATATCCAAGGACTTAGGTTTGAAGGAAGCCCATGAACTCAGCGGTAGTGTAAACACTTCTGCTAAACTGGACTTGACCAGCCTTAGCAATGATGAAGTACGTGAACTGGTTAGCATAATAGAAAAAGCAAATAAAGGCAGTGCTGATTAGTAATGCCGAATTACGTACATTCCACAAGCAGATTAGTCAATGCTGTACGCAAAGAAGCAATAGCAAACAAAGAAATGTTGACTGAACTGCTTGCTGTGTATAAAGATGCAATTATAGCTGAGTACTGCAAGCGTGAGTTTGCCTACTTCATTAAGACTATGTGGAATGAATTATCTTCTGAGGAATTGAAATGGAACTGGCACATGGAATACATTGCAGAGATTTTGGCCCGCATTGCTCGTAGGGTGAGTATCGCACTACCCAATGCGGGCGACCTAATTATAAACCTACCGCCTGGTTCCAGTAAATCATCAATAGTCAGCGTAATGTTTCCTGTTTGGTGCTGGACTAACTGGCCATGGATGAAGTTTATAGTTTGCAGTTATAGTGGAGCACTGGCACTTGAACAGGCTGAACTTAGCAGGGACTTGGTAAAATCAGACACGTTCAAGACCTTATTCCCTAACATAAACGTTAAGCGTGATAAGGACACCAAGTCCAACTTTAGAATTGAGATACGCAATCCTGACGGCACTACTACTGTCGGCGGTAACAGGTATTCAACTTCTGTCGGCGGTACCTTGACTGGGTTTCATGCCCATATACTGATAGTGGATGACCCAATAGACCCTAATAGGGCCGTATCAGAAATTGAACTTAATAAGGCCAACAGGTGGATAGACCAGACACTATCCACTCGTAAAATAGACAAGAACGTAACTGCTACCATAATGATTGCTCAGAGACTGCATGAGAATGACCCAGCAGGACACATTATGAGCAAGGAAAATAAGAAATTCTTTAACATATGCATTCCTGGAGAGATTAGGAATTATAGGCATAAAGTCAATCCGCCAGAACTTATCCAGTTTTATAGAGATGATTTGCTTGATCCAGTTAGGTTGAACTGGGATGCGTTAAACAACCTTGAAATAGACCTAGGACAGTACGGCTATGCAAGCCAGATAGGACAAGACCCAATACCTGCTGGCGGTGGATTGTTTAAGGTGGACAACTTTAACATAGTGGATACAGTTGAAGACAAGATAGTGATGGTCGTTAGAGCATGGGATAAAGCAGCTACAGCTTCTGGCGGTGCATACACAGTCGGTGTTAAGATGGCCAAAACTATCAACAACAAGTTTGTTATTCTTGATGTTGTCAGAGGTCAATGGTCAACCGACAAACGTGAGCAGATAATTAGAGATACTGCCGAGATGGACGGCAAACGAACCATTATCTATATAGAACAGGAACCTGGTAGTGGTGGTAAAGATAGTGCGTTGGCAACCATACGCAATTTGGCGGGCTATGCTGTGTATACAGATAAGCCTACTGGTGATAAGGTGTTTAGGGCTGATCCTTACAGCGTTCAAGTGAACAACGGAAATGTATACCTTATTAGAGCACCTTGGAATTATGCATTTGTAGAGGAACACAGATATTTTCCGTTAGGTAAGTATAAGGATCAGGTTGATGCTGCAAGTTTAGCATTTAATAAGTTAACAGCTACAAGACGTGCTGGCCCTATATTAAGATAGGTAGGTGAAAACATGCCAAGAACCAGCAAAGTTAAAGCATTAGAGGAAAGAATAAATACGTTAAGTGCAATAGTTGGCAGGGCCAATCTATTGGCTAGACTTGGCTTTTCCTATGGTGGAGAACGGGATATTTACAATGCTTTAGGTTATCCTAAGAATTTAACTTTTAATGATTATTATGTGCAGTACAGACGACAGGATATTGCCAAGGCCATTATAGACAGGCCAGTTAGTGCTACTTGGAGAGGAAAGATAAGCGTTATTGAAACTGAGGAAAGGTATACAGCATTTGAAGAGGGCTGGGACAAACTTGATAAACAGCTAAACTTGAGAGCTAAATTTGCTCGTGTGGACAGGTTAGCTGGTTTGGGCCACTATGGTGTTTTGCTATTAGGTTTGGACGATGTCAAGGCTGTTACCGATATGGCCAATCCAGTAAGAAGCGGTAAAAGGCAGTTGAAGTACGTTAAACCATTATCCGAAGCAAGTGCTAAGATTCAAGAATGGGACAACAACCCAAACAGCGAAAGATACGGATTTCCTCAAATATATCAGTTAACACTTGAATTATCAGATTCCTCCACAATTACTGTAAATGTTCATCATAGCAGAATTGTCCATATACCTGGACAATTGCTAGAAGATGAAGTAAATGGATTACCTAGACTTGAAGCCGTGTTTAATCGACTGTTAGACCTTGAAAAGATTGTAGGTGGTTCCGCTGAAATGTTTTGGCGTGGAGCCAGACCTGGTTTCCAAGGTATTGTATCCGAAGGCTACAACATGACTGATGAGGATATAGACGAATTACAGAAGCAGTTAGATGAATATGAACATGGCTTAAGGAGATTCTTAATAAACAGAGGAGTAAGCCTTGATGCATTAGCCCAACAGGTATCCGATCCAAGAAACCATGTTGATGTCCAGTTACAGATGATAAGTGCCATAACTGGAATTCCACGAAGGATATTAACAGGAAGTGAACGAGGAGAACTAGCCTCTACCGAAGACAGGAACACTTGGCTATCTATGATACAGGAACGTAGGGAAGAATATGCTGAGCCTGTCATATTGAAGCCCTTCATAGATAAATGCATAGAATTTGGTATTTTAGCCAAACCACAAACAGACTATACAGTTCAATGGACTGATTTGTGGGCAGCTAGCGAAAAGGAATTAGCTGACATAGGACAGATTAGAGCTTCTGCTCTTAAAGACTATCTCATGGTTCCTGGGGCAATGGATGTTATACCTCCAGATATATTCTACGAGAAGTTTTTGGGCTTAGGCAAAGATCAGATAGACCTTATAAAGGAAATGCAGTTAAAAGGAATTGATGAGGATATTAGAGGCAGTGCAACCGAAGAGGAAGAGGATTTGTTAAATGAGCCTTCAAACGCTGAGTGAAGCTGAAAAAAGAACCTTGATAACTAGATATGATCCTACACGAACTACCACATTACGAAACATGTTTGCAAGAAACATGCGTGGTAGGTTCGACAGACTATGTGCAAAGATAAACAAGGCTGTGGTTGAACAGGATTGCTTTGGTCTTCTGTCTACTTATCAGGAAATTCCGCCTAAAAGAGCGTTCGATTTTCCAAGAAGTCAGGATAAAATAGCTGAATTCTTGAATTGGTTACAGGAGCAAATAGACAACGATATTCTTGAGGTTATACCTTATGCACAGCTTGGACAGGCAATAGAACAAGCATGGACAAATAAATTTATTCAAAGTGCATTTCAGAAAGGCATTTATATGGCCAGACAGGAATTAAAAAGAGCAGGATATCCTGTACCAGACAATTTACCAGAAATAGATGTGATCTTTAATTCTCCTTTCTATTTAGAAAGAGTGGGTTTGGTGTATACCAGAACATATACTGACTTAAAGGGAATTACAGACACTATGGCAAGTCAAATAAGCAGAGTATTAGCTCAAGGAATGGCTGAAGGCAGAAATCCAAGAGAAATAGCCAGAATGTTAACTAAAACGATAACTGGCCCTAGTGGAGATTTAGGACTGACAGACATACTTGGCAGATTTATTCCAGCCAAGAGACGAGCAGAAATGTTGGCCCGAACTGAAATAATAAGGGCACATCATCTAGCTAAGGTACAAGAATATCGTAACTGGGGAGCAATAGATGTAAAGGTAAAGGCAGAATGGATTACAGCTGGATACAATGTATGTGATAAATGTGCACCTTTACAAGGAAAGATATTTGAATTAGATGAAGTAGAAGGTATGATACCGTACCATCCTAATTGCCGATGTACGATAGTGCCAGTTGAAATAGAAGAGGAGAGTGAATAAAATGCCTTGGACAGTAGACGATGTAGAGAGATTTCATAAAGGATTAACTGATAAAGAAAAAAGGCAATGGGTGGAAGTGGCTAACTCAGTACTTGAACGCTGTCTGGAAGAAGGCAAAGACCAAAACACATGTGAAGTGTCAGCCATTAAACAGGCCAATGGTGTAGTAGGCAACAACAGTTATTCACTTATTAATACCAATGCAGGATACACTATATCAGTTAAGAAGCATGAAGGCGAAAAACATCTAGTCGTTCCTGTGGTTATGATGGTTGAAGGTGTGCATAACGGAAGCCATGGGCCTTTATTTCATCCAGCAACTGAACTTGGCAAATTTCCAGAAGTGTGGAATGGTATACCTGTTATAGTGAGACATCCTCAGAAAAACGGTATGTATGTATCTGCCAACTCTCCAGATATAGTGGACGAACAGGTTATTGGTAGAGTATACAATACTCGTATGGAAGACGGCAAACTTAAAGCTGAGGTATGGATCAATGAAAACAAAGCCATTAAGGTTTACCCAGAGATATTAGGTTATTTACATTCAGGTAAACCAATTGATGTCAGTGTTGGTGTATTCACTGAAGATGAACTTACTCCTGGAGAATGGAATGGTGAACAATATATAGGAATTGCCAAAAATCACAGACCAGACCATTTGGCATTGCTACCCAATGAAAAGGGAGCATGCTCACTCGAAGATGGCTGTGGTTTAGGAATAAATAAGAAGGGAGGAGATGAGGAAAGTGTGATTGAAACTTATAGACTGTCTTACAAAGGTACCGAAAGCACCGAGTGGTCAGGCGTTACATTGCAGGACTTTGGTGTAGAAGGCAGATGGGAAGATTTACCTAGGGAAGAGAGAGCAAGGATAGCCTCACATTTCCTAATAGGTGATGCAGACGCTCCTACTTTTCAGGATTTGAAACTACCAGTAGTCAATCCTAAGACTGGTAAACTGAACGAAAGAGCCTTAAGGGCTGTAATAAGCGGTAGAGGAGCCATGGTAAAGGGGGTGAGCGCAGAGGAACGAAAGAGAGCACGAAGGCAAGCGTATAGATTGCTTATAGACGAATTTGACGCAGATTTGGAGATTCCAGAGATGAGTGCGTTAAAAGAACATACAAAAGGAGGTAAAAAAATGGGATGCCCTAATAAGGTAGAAATATTGGTACAGAGCGGTAATTTTGCAGAGGATGATAGGGAATGGCTGACTGAATTGGCCGACGAACAGTTGGACAAATTGATTGAACTGAACAAGAAGGCTACTCAGCCTAAGGAAGAAGCAATAGACGTGAATAGGGAGAGTTTGATAAACGAATTGAAAGAACAGTTTAAGGACTTGAATGTATATCTTGAAATGGCTCCTGCCGAAGTCAAAGAGCAGATTAACTTTGGTATTAAACTGCTAAATGACAAGAAACAGGAGTATATAGACTATATCAAGACCAACTCTGCTTCCGATGCATTCACTGATGAGGAGCTAAAGGCTATGAAGTTTTGCCAACTAGAGAAGTTGGCAAAGGCCATTCCACCCAAGGTAGATTATACTGCTATGGGTGCACAGCAGGTTAATGTGGCTGCTAATAAAGTGAAGCCGTTACCGCCTGCAGGAATTAAATTTGATTAAGGAGGAG